CTTGGGGCATGCTGTCGAATAGGGCAGCTATAGCTATCCAGAAGCGTATCGAAGAATCCCCACATAGACTTGACATCTTCCTCGTAAACCAGATCCATGATGCTATTTACTTTATATGGAGAGACTCTCCTGAGATTACTCATTGGCTCAACACCGTAGTAGTAGAGGAGATGTCTTGGCAGGATCACCCATCCATTATGTCTGACGATGTGAAGCTTGGAGCTGAACTAGACGTAGGATACTCTTGGAACTCTATGAAGACCATACCTAACCATGCCTCACTCGAGGACATTACTGAAATACTGAAAGGACTTTAACATGAATAAAAGCTACGTAGCTATGGATTGTTGTATTTATTGTAACGAACCCAAGCAAATATTATTAGACACCCAGCTAAAAGATTCATTTGATTCATTTAAGGTCTACACATCAGTAGAACCCTGTGAAGCATGCCAAGCTGAAATGGCTAAAGGATTTACTTTCCTTGAAGCCACTAGAGACACAGGACCTACAGGACATATGTGGGTCATTACACATGAGGCAGCAGCACGAATGATTGATCCTGGATTCTTAACTCAGTGCTCAGATTCTATCTGCTATATCGAACCAGCCATGGCTAAAGAACTTGGCCTATATGAAAAGGAGAATACATGAACACACGATATTTCTTAGGAGTACTAGCACTTGACCTGGTACTGATAGTTGCTTTGCTCTTTGCACCATCTTGGGTAGTGATGTATCTCATCTTACCTCTTGTAGTACTTGGCTTACTCGGAGCTTTCCTTTCCACGATGACTTCTACACCTATTAAGGAATCTTGGGCTAAACCTAGTTGGTTTGGTTTCTATGACTGGATTACAGACATAGCATTCCTAGTGGCAGCATGGTACATGGGATACTCTGCTTTATTCTGGATATACCTACTCACACTTCCATTTAAACTCCTATTGAAACGAGAACCTTACCATGGCGAATGATCGTATTATCACCAACAATATGAACATCCCACTTCCCTTAGCTGTCTGTACTAAATTGTCATAGTTATGATATAATACGACAAACAGCTTAAAGGACTTATATGGCATACCCTATATTACTTTCAACAGAACGTCGTTTACCTAAACCTACATCAAAACATAAGAGCACATACGGAATATACCAGTGCGCTTGTTTAAATACTTTTGAATCCATAGTAGATAATGTTAAACGAGGTCTTACTACATCTTGTGGTTGTGCCAGAAAAGGTATCAACGCCACACACGGATTATCTGATCATCCTCTGTATGTTACATGGGCTGGAATGATTGCACGTACTAATAATCCTAAAAACCAAAAGTATAAATACTACGGAGGTAGAGGTATTATTGTGTGTGATAGATGGATGTCTGTTGAAAATTTTATAGCGGATATGTATCCTACATATATTGCAGGTCTTACTCTTGATAGAATCGAAAACGATGGTAACTATGAACCTGGAAATTGTAGATGGAGTACTCAGTCTACTCAGACTAAGAATACTAGAAGGATATATGCGCACAATACTTCCGGATATAGAGGAGTTTATTGGGACAAACGTAGATCTCATTGGGTAACCCAGATCAGAGTAAATGATAAACATATTTATCTTGGATCAAGTGATTCTGCTATTGGGGCAGCTAAATTATATGATGCATATGTATCATTACATGCTTTAGAGCATACAAGGAATTTTTAATGAAAGAACGTATTGTTACGAATACTTTTAATATGCCATTACCTTTGGCTGTTTGGACCATTGTAGATAACTATGACTACAATGACGATCCTCGTGTCATATCTACTACCACACTGCTCAAACCTATCCGTCAGATCATTCTAGCACGACAGAACATGGACTGCTTGAAGATCATGGATTGTGATAATCTTATCGCAGTATCCATGGGGTCAGCTCTTCATGATAGTGTTGAACAAGCTTGGAAGGACAGAGACAAAGCCATCACAGCAATGACATCTCTAGGTCTTACACCGGAGAATGCTGCATCTATCTTTGATCAGACCTCATTCGAGAAACGTCTATCCAAAGAGATCAACGGATGGACTGTATCAGGGAAATATGACATAGTCTCAGGAGGTCGTGTATGTGATATCAAGTCATCCAGCGTCTATGGATACATCACTGGTTCCAGCGATAATCAATACATGATGCAGATGTCTATTTACAAATGGCTTGACCCAGTACTCATCACTGATGACATTGGCACCAATCTCTACATTTTTACTGACTGGTCCAAAGCCAAAACCCTATCAGATCCTACATATCCTAAGTCTCGTATCCAATCTAAGGACCATCGCCTAAAGACTGTCACAGAGACCCAGAGATATATTGAGAAGAAGCTTTTCCAGATTGACAAGTTCTTACCCATCACAGACCAGGACTTGATCCCAGACTGTACTCCTGAAGAACTCTGGCAAGAGAAGGATGTCTTTAAATATTACAAAGACCCTACGAAGACAGCCAGAGCCACGAAGAACTACGACACATATGACGAAGCCGCAGATCACCTCAGTCGTGATGGTAACGTCGGTATCGTCATCAAACATGAAGGCAAAGCGAAAGCTTGTCAGTATTGCTCAGTTGCTAATCTTTGTACTCAGCGAGTTCGTCTCGCAGCGTCAGGCAGATTAGCCTAACACACTCACATTTTATTAAAGGAACACACATGTCACAGAAACTACTTAACCTTAAAGTCACAGAGTCGTTGATTCTCATTAATGAGAACCAGCTTACATATGGAGCACATCTCCAAGGTATCGTCGGTGAAGGCGATAAAACAGTCACATCTATCCTATCCACAGTCAAAGACTCAGATGAATCAGGAATAGCTTTTAACACCTACATCTTTGTAGATCCCATCACTCGTGATATCAAAGAATTTGCAGGAGATCCATGGTTAAATGGTACACTCAAGTCAGTGAACGTAGATTCATATCCTGAAGCACTCCGTGGTAACATCGTTAAATCATTGAACTCTGTCAAAGGTATCTTTAAATCAGCCCCTCAAATTCCGATGCCAGACGATATCATCGACACCATCATGGCTGATCCTCGTATGACAGATCTCTACGATTCATTGACGAACACTTACAATGTCATGATGGAAGAGATCAACAAAGAGAAGCTTGCTTACTCTAACGTAGGTATCGATGACTTCATTAACCGATATTCATTCAAGAAGCACATCATGCTACTGGGTGCTCGTGGCCTCGGTAAAACATACACAGTATCTCGCTACCTAAACTCTAAATGTATTCCTACGGAGTTTATTGCAGGTTCTAACGGTACAGAGTCCATCGACCTACTTGGTTACTATGTCAAAGCAGAGTCCGGCTCTTTAGTGTGGATGGATGGACCCCTCACAGCAGCATTCCGTACAGCCCTCGCAGGACCATCAGCATTCTTTATTGACGAGATTCTTCGTATTCCATCCCGTGAATTGAACATCCTTATCGGAGCACTCACACCAGATGCTACAGGTCACTATCAATTGCGTACTAACCGTATCGTAGGCACTCTTGATGGTCTTGGTAAATCTGAGATTCTACGTGTACCTACTGAGAACCTCTGGGCTATTGCTACTACAAACATTGGTTCAGACTACGATACTGAAGATATCGACCTTGCACTTTCAGACCGATTCCGTATGTATGAAATGGCTCACTCTATTGATGCAGTCCGTAGCATCGTGGAGTCTTGTAACTCCGACGATAAGTTCTCTGACACATTGATTAACCAGTTGATTAATCTCTATACAGCTGTCGAAGGACTTGTCCAAGCCAAAGAACTTACGAACACTATCAACGTACGTTACCTCTGTGAATTGATCCAGATGTGCGATAATCCTAAGGAAGTGAAGTCATACCTCTTTGACCTTACATCTAACATCTGTTCACGTACCACTGACGGTATCATCAACGAAGTCGAAGAAGCTACATTCAAAGATACAATCAAACGCATCATTAAGTAGTCCGTCATGGATCCTACATCGATAGATACTGCATTGGCTAAAAGCGCTATGGAAAATGCACTTGGTATGTTAGGCGTAGCAGGCATCAATGATCCAGGACCTATTATGAAAGCATACATGGATAGTCTTGGTATAGCCCGTGCAGCAGTTACACCTCCTCCTTATGTCTACCCACCTACACCATCTATTAAACACCTAGGCAGACCAAAGGTTAAATCATGATCCTCGCAAACTATATAACTTTAACTGAGGGATGTATATATTTTACTAACGCTGGATCCCAGATACGAATCATTGCTAAGGATACGTTAGCTGAGACTTTAACTACTGAAAGACTTGATACAGGCTTTACGCATACTGCACATTTTTCTACCCACCCAGTTATGTATACCCACGCAGGACATGAAAAGATTAGGCATATAGTTACAACATCATGTAAATCTTTAGGAAAACCAAGGAAACTTCATGACTAAAGCTGAATTCGATACTATTAATATAGGTGATGTACTTCTAGCCGCCAACGGCAGACATATGCATATCACTGCGCTAGATAGGACTACAGGTAAATTAGACTATTATTGGGAAGCTGATATAGCGAATCCTGGTGATACCGCAGGAGAAGATGAAGATACTCATTACACAGACTTTGCTTATACTTCACACATTTCAAAAGGAACCACTTATGGAACACACAGAACACTTAGACACAAAGCAGATTTTAAAGCAAAACCTTAGAGGTCTAGTTTATAATCAAGACCCAGTACTACGTTATAATCTTATGACGGGTACTCAAATCCTACACTCGACAGAGTATCCTACGCAGGTCTTCAGACTTAAAGGTACGAAGTATCTCAGAATTAACTCTGCAGACATCGAAGCCTTACCTGATGAAGAAGCCCTCACAGACCTCATTAAACTCATGCTCTCCATGGATGATTATTCCTCCCGTGAAGACGATGAGACCCCACCTACGCTCGAAGACCAAACCATTGATGCTGTTGAACTCTATCAATCCTTCACAGGTGAAGACTTACGCGATTCAGAGATCATCGAAGCAGACTCCCTAGGAAACATCACAGACGTGTCCAAACTCCCTATCCAGCAGAAAGTATTTAAAGCACAATCTACTCCGGAAGATGAAACACAGGACTCTTCAGGCGATGATATGACTAAAGATGCTTCTGATATGGCTAAAGCTACAGGACTTACAGAAGAGCCAGGAGCAGGTACATCTAAAGAACAGCCAGTTGCATATCAGATGGATCTCAAAGAAGTAGAACAGTCTCTCGAAGATATTAAACACTACAAATCTTTATCCCGATTCTCTACAGATCATAGTATAATATCAGCCCCAGAACTTGTAGTACTGAACAACACAGTGAAGAAACTGCTTAAAGCTTTCAAGGGGCACAACTCCAAACAGAAACGCATCACACCTCGTAAGTTGATCAGTGCTAAGTCCATGGCTATGGATGCAGAGAAGATCTATATTGACAAGAAAGCTCCAGTTGGGAAGCACATCACATTTAATCTTCTCATTGATATGTCTGGCTCTATGTCAGGTGATCCTATGAAGAATGCAGTATCCATGATCTATCTTTTCAACAAACTAGCCCAACAGGGATATGTCACCGGAAATGTACTCTACAGTTCATCAGAGTGTCACTATGTCAAAGCATTCCCTATGTCAGATGCAGAAGTCTTATCCATCCATAAAACTCGTTCATCAGAGGGACTTGCTGAAACAGTAGATGCCAACGTTGATGTACTTAGAAACGTCAACTGTATCTGTATCACAGACGGAGACATCGTAGACAGACCTATCGACAAGATGTTCTGGAGAAAGCACAAGATAGTATCTACAGGAGTCTACATCAACCCTCGAATGGAAAACCCGTTAGAGTATACAGGTAAGCTTGAGAAGTGGTTCGATCATTCGTTGGTGCGCGCTAACCTCGATGATATGATCCAACTCTTGATCAAGATCGGCCTTAAAGGATAACCAATGATGATGAAATACATGTCTATAGGTTCCTACGCTATCATAGATGATTCATCTCCTATCGTAAAATATAGAGGTTGGCTAGTACACCGTATATCTGTCAATGAAGTTGAAGCTGTAGGTAGACCTATTAACGTGGGTTGGTCAGCCGCTTCGCAAAATAACTTACCAGTTCGCCTATTATCCCCAGAAGAGCTATTGGAACATGGTATTGTATATTATGGTTCTCAGAAAACTCTATGGAGTCCACCATGATTACTGTATACGTACCACCCTTGGATGTCCTTCGAGATATGTTCCCAGAGAGCACTGACTCAGCCATCATCAACGGTGAAACTATCAAAGGTAAACCTGCGTATGATTTTCAGGAATACTGGTGGGCTAGTGTAGACGCTAAGATAGGAACTGATCGTTTAGTCACTTTCCATGATATCACAAACCCAGACCATATGGGGATAAACGATACAGGACATTGCACATATCGTGTCTTCGTCGAATGGTTAGTCAAACTCAACTGGCAACCATACGGACAACACAAGATTCTAAAGCGAAGGAGTGGACCCCATGTACACAGTCACCATTCCGACTTATGACGAACTCATGGTCATGTTCCCAGAATCTGATAAACAACGTATTTTAGGGCATGGACTTACTCTTTGGGGATATGCCGAAGATGAAATGCGTATACCCGCTAATCGTATCTTAGAATTTCCTGAGATACGTGCTGACGATACTATGCATAATCACCATTATGACATCTATATACATACGTCATTCTATAATTTCTTGAAAGCACTTGAACCACAGACCTTCGGTTCACATAGATACTTAGGAAGACCTCATGACACTTAAACTACCTACTTGGGATGAACTCATGGTGATCTATCCTAAGTCTATTCCGAGATTTATTAAAGACACCGGAAGTACTAGTATTTGGTATTGGGAAGAAGAACAAAATATGGCAGAAGATCGTATTTTGAATCTCTTTCCTCATCCTACTGCATCTACAAAACTCGTATATAAAACAACACATGGTGCCGAAGGATGTATTTTAAAATCTATGTATGGATACCTTATGGAGCTTGAGGGCAGGACATTCGGTACTAGCAGACACCTAGGCAGACCTACCAACCCAAAACCATTTTAGAAAGGAGACCTCATGACACAATTTGAAGAGACAGACGAGTATCTATTAGCAGAAGCTTTAGATACCATCCATAACGACATTACAGAGTACACACAACTTGGTGAAGCTTCTATGAAGAACATTCACTTAGTCGCTGAGTACTTCGTTAAATACACAAATCTATCCACAGCTCTATGTCGAGAGCTTGAAGCCCAACTAAAACCAAAGGAGACATACCATGCTTAAACCATTTGCAGATATGGAATACTTCAAACCTGCAGAACAACTCGTCAAAGTCTTAGTGAAGAAGACTCACTCAGACAGCCCACTGTTCTTCAGGGTATCAGTTGCCTATCATATGGCTAAGATCGCTTCCATGATGCACACTACTATTGTCACACCAGACAGAGGAGAGATTCCAGTATCACTCTATGCCCTGAACTTAGCACCTTCAGGCTTCGGGAAAGGACTCTCCAATAATATCATCGAAGAACAGATCATTGCTCGCTTTAAAACCAAGTTCATGAACGATACCTTTCCATTAGTATCTTCGGATAACTTATATAAGCTTGCTAACACTCGTGCCATCAAGAACAGCACAGACCCCACCCAAGAACTCACCAATGTTCAACGGGACTTCCACAACACTGGATCCATGGTATTCTCATTTGACTCAGCTACACCAGCCGCAGTTAAACAGGTTCGTCATAAACTATTGATGGCCGGTATCGGATCACTGTGTCTCGAGATGGACGAGGTAGGTTCTAACTTCACTAACAACACAGATGCTCTCAATGCCTTCATTGAACTTTACGACGTAGGCAAAATCAAGGACAAGATCACTCTAAACTCAGCTGAGAACAAACGACGTGAACCCATAGACGGACGTACTCCTACGAATATGCTCCTCTTTGGTACACCCACCAAACTACTCGACGGAGGCAAGACAGAGTCAGAGTTCTTCCAAATGCTTGAGACAGGGTACGCACGCAGATGCTTATTTGGTTACGCTACGAAGTCTTCCAAAACTACAGCGAATATGACACCAGATGAACTCTACGACATGATGACAGACACTACCAGCGAACTCCATCTTCATGCCCTTGGCTCAGCTCTTGAAGATCTAGCCGACATCAAACACTATGCCACTAAACTCACCATGACTAAAGATGTTTCTCTTGAACTCATCTCGTATCAGATCTACTGTAACTCAGTTGCTGATACCATGGGAGATCACGAAGAGATTCAGAAAGCAGAAATATCCCACAGATACTTCCGTGCTCTTAAACTCTCAGGCGCCTACGCATTCGTAGACAACTCGCCAGAGATCACCATGGATCATCTCCACTCCGCCATCAAACTCATGGAGGACAGTGGTGAAGCATTCAGTCGTATTCTTACCAGAGAGAAACCTTACGTCAAACTCGCCAAGTACATTGCTGATGTAGGAAACGAAGTCACTCAGGTAGATCTAGTTGAAGACCTTCCATTCTATAAAGGTTCAGAGACTCAGCGTAGAGACATGATGAACTTAGCCATAGCCTATGGTTACAAGAACAACATTGTCATCAAGAAGTCCTACGTAGATGGTATTGAATTCCTCCGAGGAGAATCTCTCAAAGAGACTGACATCAACAGTATGATGTTTTCATTCAGTACTGATATCGCAGATGGATATACACCACAGCTCGCACCATTCACACGGTTACACGAACTTACCACAGCTGCAGGATATCACTACACAGCTCACTACTTTAAAGGAGGTCACAGATCCAAAGAAAATGTCATTGAAGGCTTTAACTTAGTAGTCATTGACATCGACAAGGATTGCTCTATTGATACCGCCAAACTCCTATTACAGGACTATACATATCTGATCTCTACCACCAAGAGACATCAAACTCCAGGTCACGGAGATCGATTCAGAATCATCCTTCCACTGAGTCATACCATTAAACTTGGTGAGCGAGAGTTCTCTCAGTTTATGACTAACGTATATGAATGGCTTCCATTTGCCAACGATACTGCAGCCAAGGACATAGCACGAAAGTGGGAATCGTCTGCAGGAGAATATTGGTACAACGAAGGTGAGTCTCTTGATGCCACTCTCTTTATCCCTCAAACCAAGAAGAGCGAGGACAGACAGCGTACCTATGCCTCTGGCGCATCATTGAACAACCTTGAGCGCTGGTTCCTCAATAACACAGGTGAAGGGAATCGATCGAACATGATCCTCAAGTACGCCCTAGCTCTAGTAGACAATGGTTACAACATGGATCAAGTACACAGTGCAGTCACCACGTTCAACTCCAAGATCGTAGACCCACTTACTGAGCTGGAACTCTCATCTACAGTCATGCTCACAGTAGCCAAACGTATTGCAGTGAAAGAGAACTAATAATACTGGCATCGGTTGGACTTGTCCATTCGTGTAAGCCCAGTAGACTTTAGCTAAGTTCTAAAGGAGAACCATGGATAACACACAAAACAACCACCTAGTATTGATCTCAGGATCTTCATCCACCGGCAAATCGGCTTCACTAATGGCATTCTCCGCACCCGAGGGTGTAATGTTTCTAAACTGTGAACCGAAGAAGTTGCCATTCAAATCCAAATTCCAAGAGTACAGTATCACTGATCCTCTACAAGTCGTAGAAGCCATTGAGCATGCAGAGACTATGCCTAACATTCATACCATCGTCATAGACACAGCAACATTCCTATTCGATATGTATGAGTCACAGTATGTCATTGGTTCAGCAAACACTATGGCGGCATGGGGTGATTATGCTCAGTTCATTAAGCGTTTATTCCAATACTACGTTAATCGCAGTACGAAGAACATTGTGATCTTAGCTCACACCAGATCAGACATCAACGAGCAGACCATGACTCTTGAAACCAAAGTCCCTGTCAAAGGCTCAGTAGCCAACGTAGGTATCGAATCATTCTTCAGTACTGTTATCTCTACGAAGAAGATGCCTATTGCTAAACTTAAAGACTACGCTAATCCTCTACTCACCATCTCGGATGATGACGAACTGGTTGGCTACAAGCATGTTTTTCAGACTCGCCTTACCAAGGACACCGTCAACGAGCGTATCAGATCTCCTCTGCAAATGTGGAGCCGTGAAGAGACATTTATCGACAACAACATTCAGTCAGTCATTGACCGACTACACCAATATTATGCTTAAAGGAGCACACATTGAAATTCACTAAACCCAAGGAAGACTCAGCTAAATCTACAGAATCTATTACTGTAGAAGTGCGAGCGCGCACATATGCTACGATGCAGATTCGTACTGATGCACCATTACTTATTGAGAACCTCATGGAACTCTTAGGCCATGGTTCAGTATTTGCAGAGCACTGCTCACTTGTCCACGGTATAGGAGGACTCGAGGGTATCATAGTTCTAAAGTCTATTTTAGATACTGCAGAACTGGACCCAGAGTCATCACTATTAGACCGTCTCTTGCAGGAGTTCAAGGACTCAGATGCGCAGGAACTAAACATCCTTATGGTTGACTATGACGATGCTACACGCACATCAGTAGATGCTACTATCAATCATTATTTGAACAGTGCAGACAACGACTTCAAACCTACCGCCGAAAGTCTTAAAGACGCATTGAAGAAAGCCGTAAAAGTTGGGTCTATTGATGACCTCGTCTCAGCTATTGAAGCTAAACTTAATTTAAAAGGAAAAAAATAACATGAGTAACCCATTCGCAACACAGAAAGACATCGCAGCACCAGCAGACACTGTTGGTGGAGGATCACGTACACTTGAGACAGGTGTTTATGACATGGCCATTGATATGGCATTTCTTGACATGTCTAAAGGCGGAGCATATGCTCTTAACCTAGTCCTCAAATCTATGGACGGATCAACACTTCGCCAACAACTTTGGCTTACCGGGGGCACAGCTAAAGGCCAGTTGAACTACTACCAGGACAAAGAGGGCAAGAAGCAGTATCTTCCTGGCTTTAACATTGCTAACGCTTTGAGCGTCCTTACAGCAGGTAAAGAACTTGGAGAACTTACCCCAGAAGACAAGATGGTATCCATCTACAACTTCGATCTCAAGAAGGACGTACCTACTTCTAAACCAGTATACACAGATCTTATTGGTCAACTTATCAAAGTAGCAGTCACTAAACAGACTGTCAACAAGAACAAGAAGAACGAAACCACTGGTGTCTACGAAGCTACTGCAGAGACACGTACTGAAAACGAAATCGCTCATGTATTCAGTGCTACTACTGGTCAGTCTATGAACGAGTTCACAGGTGGAAAAGATGCAGACTTCCTTGAGAAGTGGGCAGCAGCCCACAGTGGCAAGACTCGTGATCGTACCAAGAAAGCTGAAGGCACAGCAGGAGCAGCAGCTAAACCTGTATCATCTCTCTTCGCTAAGTAACCTATGAAGATATTCGTAGGGACCGATCCAGGTCTCAATGGAGCCTTCTGTGCCCTGGGTGAAGATGGATCTACCATATTTAAGGACTACGAGACCAACCCCTATGCTATGGCATCATGGTTACATGATCTATCCCAGTCGCATAACATTCATATGTGTATGATTGAGGACGTACATGCTATCTTGGGCTCATCAGCTAAGGGAACATTTAACTTTGGTTTTAACGTAGGTATCCTCCATGGTATCATTCGTACCCTCGGATTACCATTAGACTTAGTTCAACCGAAAGCCTGGCAGAAGCACTTCGGTGTATCAGCCAAAGGCAAAGCTATCAAACAGAACGTAGCAGAGATAGCCATCAGACTATTTCCTACAGCAGAGATCTACGGATCTCGAGGCGGTCTCCTTGATGGGAGATCTGACGCACTACTCATTGCAGCTTACTGCAAATTCAAACATTCATAGAAGGACATACATGAACAAACTCATTATCGCACTCGCAGCAGAGTACACAGCTTACGAAACAAAACCCACTAAGGCATGCTCTAAACGTATCCGCGATCTCTTAAACCAGATCCAGAAGACAGCTGTAGCTGAGAAGAAAGCTCTCATTGCAGCAGACGCAGCAGGATACTAATATGAAGAAATTCTTATATTCTATATTCTCTGACCCGGTCTCACTCACGCGCTTTGAACGAATTCTTATTCATGTATTAGTTTTGCATGCTATTGCACCCGCAGGATTCTATACATGGTTAGGTCTTTAGTATGACAGAGAATCTTACATTCTTTGACTACTTACACATGGGCTTCATTGCCTTCATTGCCTACCTACAGGCTAAACTATATTCATTTTTAGGAGTTATCCCATGCAAATCAATTTAACATCAAAGGAATTCGATGAAGCAGTATCTCTTTGGCTCGCCACTCAAGGCTTCACTGCTGATCGTTACAGTATTAGTACTCGTACTATTGCTGGACGTACTGATAGTGGGCCTGGGACTCGTGTAGAAGTCACCCTCGAACCTCGTGTCACTACTATTACCTCTGTGCTTACTGAAGCACCTCGTTTACCATTCCAGTTTGAGGATTGATCATGAATCCTTTTGATAAAGAACCAGCAGCATATGCTGACACAGAGATCCCCGGATCATTCTACGCAGTACGTCACATGGCGAAAGGAACCAAACTCGTTAGGGCTAAACAGTCTCCTATGAACTTGGCTCAACTAATGCTACGTAGAGAACATCCACTCACTCCATCAGTAGGAAAGAGACCTCGTATCAAACATCGTGCACGAACATGCATGCGTGTGAATCGAGATATCAATGGATAGCCTATTTAAACCATATCGTAGAAAAGCAATCGCAGAACTACGTCCTGTTACTGCTGATGAAGCAGAGGGATGGGTAGATCCTAGTATTTCAATATCTCAAGCCGATTTAGATGCAGGTTCTCCATCACCATTAGACATGATTGCGAGAAACCCTCAGAACCATGATGATCAATGGTTAGTCGCTGCTCAGTATTTCATTGACAATTTTGAGCCTATTGATCTAGTAGTACCAGAGGTTTCAGATGCCTAGCGCTATGAGAAACTGGGATACACTTCCTAAGTTCTCTCAGGCGCTCTACAAGGAGACATACTTCCTAGCAGGTGAATCATATCACCCATGGTTAGATCGTGTCTCTCAGGCCTATCAGAATGATCCTGAGCATGGAGCACGTATGCGTTCCTATATTCAGAATCTATGGTTTCACCCAAGCACGCCTATATCTAGCAACGCCGGCACAGATCGTGGTCTTCCTATCTCGTGTTTCACTAAACAAGTATCAGACGATAAACCATCTATATTCCAGAACTACAACGAAGCATTCAACCTAGGTGCTTACGGTGGAGGGATTGGAACAGATTGGTCTCTGGTACGTGAAGTGAATCATCCAGTAGGTCAGCACGGAGGGAAGTCCTCAGGGCTTATCCCATTCCTCGGAGTATCCGATAGATCTACCTTAGCTATCAGCCAGGGAGGTCTTAGACGAGCATCTGAGGCAGCGTACTTACGTATTGATCATCCAGAGATTGAAGAGTTCATTGATCTCCGAAAACCTACTGGTGACCAGAACAGACGTGCACCTAACCTACACCATGGAGTAGTCATTACAGATGCATTCATGGAGTGTGTCATCAACGACTTACCCTGGAACTTGATTTCACCGAAGGATGGTTCTATCGTTAAGACAGTCAGAGCCAGAGACTTATGGACACATTTGATGGAAGTACGAGTTACTCTAAAAGGTGAACCATATCTCTTATTCATTGACACCGTTAATGAATTATCCCCGGAGGAATACAAGCATGAGAATATCAGAGTTACAACATCTAATCTGTGTACTGAGATTACTCTCCGTACTGACACTACTCATAGTGGGGTTTGCTGTTTGGGTTCTATCAATCTCGAATATTGGGATGAGTACCAACATTGTTTTGACCAGTTTATTGCTGATTGCAGTGACTATCTCGATAATGTTTTACAGAGTTTCATTGATCTTACAGAGAACCTACCTGGATTCGAGCGAGCCAGAGCAGGAGCAGTGGACGAAAGATCTATTGGCTTAGGTGTCATGGGTTTCCACTCACTACTCCAGTCTAAACTCATCCCTTTGGAATCAGCCATTGCTAAAGGTCTCAACCTGAAGATCTTCAGCATGATTAAGGAATCAGCTGATACACATAATGAAATGGCTAGACAATGCCCTATGTCGGCTAGAATGTATACAGGAGGTGCAGACCTTCTGCCTAAACGTAACATTCACGTTACTGCTATTGCTCCTACCATGAGTATCTCATCCCTATGTGGTGTCACTTCTAGTGGGATTGAACCCTGGGTTACCAATGCTTTCACGAAGAAAGTGCAGCAGGGTAGCTTTGCTATCACGAATAAGTATCTTGATAGTTACATAGCGAAACACCAATGGTCTGTAGGTTATGAGCAATCATGGTATGATGAACAGTGGACTTCTATCAAGAAGAACAACGGTTCAGTTCAACACCTAGAGTGGATGCCGCAGGATATCAAAGATGTATTCAAGACTGCATTCGAGATTGACCAGAGATGGTTGCTCGAATTGGCAGGAGACAGATCACCTTTGGTAGATCAAGGGCAGTCGCTTAACTTATTCATACCGGGGAACAGTCATGTACAGTTGATATCTGACTTACATATCTTAGCCTGGAAGAAGAAGATTAAGTCTTTATACTATCTACGTTCATCTACTACACAGACAGCGTCTACGAGTAGCACAGAGCGTCAAACTATTAAAACAGAGGTAGATCTTATGTCAGATACCTGTCTGGGGTGCACATGAGCCTCATCAAAACACATGGCAATATGCCAGTATTCAAACCAAACGGGGGATTTAAGTATCCTCAGTTCTGGGAGTACTACAAGATGCATGATCGTATGCATTAACCATATTTATTCTAGCTATGATATAATGACAGAAAGCGAAAGGACAGTTATGACATGGACTATAAATCACGAGGGTAAAACATTCACACAGATAGTAGGATTTCCGTCTTACTACATCTGTAAAGATACCGCAGAGGTGTTGTCACTGCAGAAATCTAAACCATATATCATGTCACCAAGTATTAATGACACTAAGTCAAATAGTACTTATTTCATGGTAAGAATGGTATCAGATGAAGGTAAAACTTCAAAGCAGTATATACATAGACTTATGGCTTCAACATTTATTATTCAACCTTCGGGTAAGATCCAGGTGAATCATATAGATGGGAACAAACATAATAATACTTTGTCGAATCTTGAATGGGTTTCACATCAAGAAAATTCTATCCATGCTTATGCTACTGGCCTTTGTAGAACTGTAGGAGTTAGTCAGTACACTAAAGATGGTGTACATATAGCTTCATTTAAAAGTATCATAGAAGCCCAGAGAGCCACCGGAGTACCTAACCCTAATATCTCGAAAGTGATGAAGGGTATCAGAAGTACAGCCGGAGGTTATATCTGGAAGTAATAAATATCAGTGCCTTTACGGAGTAATCCGTATAGCAAACTCCTTGAATTCAGGGGAAGCCTAGAACAGGTAATCCTGAGCGAAGCCTATAGGGATATAGGAACGTGCAACGACTATCCAGAGATGGAGTACAGCCAAGTGGCTGGAAGCGGGGAGCATCCACAGGAGTGGATGATGATATAGTCTGGTCTGTATAGGGATATACAGTTGAGTTAAAAGCTCAGATGTATGATTAACGAACATACATTGAACATTACGTGGACCGCAGATGAAATATCTCTGTCCAAAGATGTAGCTCACTACGCCAAAGCTTCTGCCGAGGAAAAAGAGTATCTTCACAAAGTACTCATGACCTTTACAGGAAACGAAGTCTTAGTAGAAACTGGTTATGCCACATTCTTACGTATCTTCAAACCCACAGAAGTACACGCTATGCACTCGAACTTCATGGCTCGAGAGTTTACTCACATTGAGAACTACAGTCTCTTCACGGAGACCATAGGTATGCCTGACAGTATATATTCTGACTTCCTTGACGTACCGGTTATGTCATCGAAGATGGAGTACATAGAGAAAGCCAAGGTACGAAAGTACGAGGACTACAAAGCAGTTGGTATGTCCGACGCTCAGGTAGATCGAGAATTCAGAAGAGCAGTTGCTCGAATGATTGCTGTATATGGAGGGGGTACTGAATTAGTATCTCTGTATGCCCAGTTTGCAGCACTACTCTCTTATCAGTTCCAAGGCAAGTACCCAGGACTTTGTTCCATCGTGGAATTCTCCATCAAAGAGGAAGCACTTCATGGTGTAGCAAACTGTCACTTATTCCGTACCTTCATCGAAGAGAACCCAGATATCTGGGATGACTCCTTGAAGTTTGATATTTACCAAGCATTTAGAGAGATTGTAG